AGGAGTAGTATTAACTCCTGGGATGTTAGATAATGAACTAGCTGATTACTATATCTGCGACAAAACAGATGAAATAAGCGAGTTTAAAGGAGGAGTATCAGGAACAGGTTACTCAGGGTATCCTTTCATAGATAGCAGAAAAGGAGCAATCAGGTGCGGAGTAACAGAAGATAAAGGAGTTTGGATAAGTCTAAGCAAATGGGCAGAAGATAATAACTTAGAGGTCTATGATTTACTTTTAGCTGAGATTGAACCAGAACAGCCAGAACCAGAAGAAAAGCCAGTAACTCCAATAGTGCCTAACTCGCATAAAGGAATAAAGAAATGGATTTGTTCTATTGATGGCTGCGAAGAAGTAAAAGGGTGAGTTAAAATAGGAATTGTCATAACAAAGTTCGATGATACTGCACACAATACAGTAAAGTTTGATTCATCTAAGTATGATTATGGCTATGATGATGATACTTTTCCAACTGATGCTGCAACAGATTTTGACGAGATTGTAAAAGAAGTAGGAGAGATATATTATATCATCCAAGAGACTGACACAACTGATTCTATGGGTGAAGTAACTGACATCTCAAAAGAAACATTTAGGATATATGCATGCATCCAGGATATAACTAAAAAAGACAGGCAGATTCATTCTATGGGCTTGGCTGTTGCAGGTAACAGAAAGATGTATATCAAGCCAAGTTATGCTATAACCAGCGCAGGAATTGATACAACTTATGTTGTCAAAGAAGGGGACATATTAGTTGACAGCAGAGATGCCACAAGTTCAAACAGATGGAAAGTTGTAAGTATCCTAAGAGAGCCTCACCTACCAGATCAAGATATTTACAGAATTGCTATTGTGAAAAGCATAGGACTTGAAGGCAGCGGGTGAAATTATGCAGATGAGTTTTAGTATTGATGTTCCTGACATGCACAATATGAAAGAAGCTACAATAGCACAGCAGAAACGAGTTCTTTGGAAAAGTATGCATAAGATGGAAGAGATTGCAAAAAGGTTAGTGCCAGTCGATACAGGCTTATTAAAGCGGTCAATCAAGCTTAATCCTATTGCTTATGGTGCAAAAGAATATTCCCTTGTATGCGGTGTAGGTTATGGTGTTGACATTGAATTTGGAAATACTCCAAGAGAAGTTAAACTTGCACCTTTAATCAAATGGACTAAAAGAAAAGGAATAAAAACAGGAGATGCAGTATATCCTTTTGCAAAATATGTCCAGGAAAAGATAGCAACTAAAGGAGTAAATGCTCAACCTTTTTTTAGACCTGCATACAGTCAAGTGAAACACATCTATATGCCAAGATATTGGAAAGAAGTTATGGGTTGATTTTTGCTCTAGCATAATCATATTTATATACTTCAAAAATTTTAATTAGAATACTAGGTTGTCTTAGAAGAAATCCTCTTTCCTGTGCTTGGTTTTCACACTTTTTCCAGGCGCAGGTTTTTTATAGATTACCTTGCCAAGGGGCGAACAAACAAATGGAGCTTTCACCAAAGAAAATAGTTGTAGATTTTTTAAGAAAGTATTTAATTGACCCTCGAAATAGGGCTGAAACTTCTGATTCTGATAATTTTACAGCTACTTCAGGGCAGACAGAGTTTACTCTTACCCCAACTTCTGGAAAAGCCTCTTGCGTAACTGCTGTCACAGTAAACGCAGCTTCTAAATCCAAGTGGGTAGATTACTATTATGATGAACGAAATCAAAAAGTCATATTCTTTACAGGTCTAACTTTAAGTGATGCAGTAGTTATCACATACAAACGAGGCAGCACTAACTGGATATATCCAGACAAAGCAAGCGAGAAGATGTCTCTTACTACATTTCCTAGAATAAATGTATTGATTATTGCAGGGCCAGGTAAAAGATTGGGAAGTTATAAAGCACCTGTTGAATCAGCCATCATGTTTCAAATAGACATCTGGACTAAAGAAAAGCAAGACGGACAGATATTTACAATAGACAGCAAGAAATACACTGGTGAAGCATTGGCAGAATATATTGCTTTTAAGATTACAGAAGCGTTTGAAGATAATGAAGAAGAGATGCATCCAGCACTTTATTCATACGAACAGGCACAGATGCCTAGAGATTTACCTTTTAATACAGAGATGCAGTGCCATCATAAGACTGTAGAATTTGAGATGAAATGCACTGAGGCAGGGAGAATAAGTTAAACAAAATAATCTGAGGTGATTACGATAGTTTTTAATGAGCATTTAATTGGGAAGAGAGAACAGATAGCATATGTTGCCGAAAGCTCCTATGGTAGCGGAGGAACTATGGGTTCAGGGGAAATAGTAGGACTTAATACAAGAATGGAACCTGCTTTTGACCAAAACTGGCAAGAGATACTTTCAGCAGGATCAGGAGACAGATACGTTGATAGCAGAGCACTTGGACCGCTTACACTTCCATTTACATTAGTATTTACTCCAGTGAATTGGAAGTTCTTGAAATATTGCGGATATGGTGTTGCAGATGCAGGCAGTGACCCTTATACTCACACATTTACGTTAGCAAATACGATTCAAAGCTTTAAATTAGAGTGGGCTAAGATTCATACAACTAATCATGTGCTTACATTATCTGGTTGCGTTGTGAAATCTTGCACAATCAGTTTCGCAAAAAGCACAGGAGCAGGAGAAGGAAACATAATGGTATCTCTTGCATGCGTTGGAAAAGCAATTGCTCAAGGGAGTTCGGTTACAAGCTTATCAGAAATTACAGCATCTCCTATGCAATGGAGGCATACAAAGCTTACTCTTGATACGTCTGAAGTTGTTGAATTGAATAATGGAGAAATCAATATTGATAATGGAATTGACGAAAACGATTCAAGATATTGTAATTCAACATTAGACAGGGCATTAGGTGAGCCGATTCCAAAAACTCATAGGATAACAGGAAGATTCAATGTAAACCTGAAAGATAAAACCTATTATGACTTTTGGAACTCAGCAGCTGCAATTGGCGGAACAAATAAACTAGAGTTTATCAGAGGAGCAAATGATGATATAGTTGGAACTTTTGCTAACTTTAAAGTCGCTAGTCCTGGATGTGCGCCTACAGATTTTGATGCAGTTTCAAACATTGATATGATATGGACTGCTGACAGTTGGACTTCATTGATTGCTACTGATAGTATTTCCAGCTACTGAAATATGTGGCTAATTTAGAACATGTTTTGGAATGCGCACATAAAGAAATATCCTATCAACAGGCTTATAATCATCAGAAGTATAAATTAAATAAGATAAGCCTTCAAGGATATGCTAAGATTGGATGTTTCAGGTGTGATGGATTGAATAAAGAGTGTGAGTATTACACAATATATGAACAAAAGAGGTAAAAAATGAAATATGAAGAAAGATTTGAGACAGGAGAAATAGTTGACCTAGACGTGAAAGATTATCCAAAAGGGGCATTTAAGTATAAGCCTAAGAATGCAAACGAAGAAGCTGACTGGTTGCCGCAATATATGAAACTTAATGATAAAACTGGGAAGCCTATTGCAGACCTAAAGATGCTCAACAAACTCAAGGTTAATCAGATTGTGGGAGTGCCATTCTGTAAAGAATTGATTAAGAAAATATCTGGAATGGACAAAGAATGGATAACTATGACCCTTGAAGAGAAATGGATGACATTAGGCAAGCTTAAAGGAACAGAATTGGATAATATCATAAGTGCAATAAATAAAGTTGGCACAAAAGAGGATGATATAAAAAACGAATAGCCGAGCAGATTTCATTATGTAATCCTAAACTCGGCTTTCAATTATCAAGCCAAGCAGATGTTATTGGTTGGTGGATGTATAAATCCTGGAAGAATGGAATCAGTCCAAGAGAATTTAAAAAATGTCAAATGAGAGATTTAAACATGATTATGGGAATTGATAATGCGATAGGTGAAAAAGATATGAGAGAAGCGCAAGTAAGAGAACTACTTTCAAAGGTGCAATAAATGCCAGTCGCAACAGGCGCGGGAATGGCAGCAGCAGGAGGTATGGCTATCAAAGGTAGCCTTGACACTTCATTGATTGAACGAGGTTTTATGCGTGTTAAGCAAGGCTTTGAATCTGTGAAAGGTCAAGTAAAAGGATTCACAGCAGATTTGCAAAGAATGTCTGAGACAACCAAAGGATTATCTAAAGGTATGACAATAATGGCTGCAACTGGTACTACTGCAATGCTTGCTCTAGCTTCAAAAGCGCCAGCGGTTGCGCCTGCTCTTGCAAAGATAGGTGTTCAGATGGATAAATTAAGCAGGACTTTAGGCAGAACATTACAACCAGAATTTGAAAGATTTGCAGAATATTTTGAAAGGTTTGTATCTTTTGCAGATGCGCACCCAAATA